ATCACGTCATGGCCTTGAGTATTTTGGTGATGACTTTGGTGTACCTAAACCAGAAATAAATGATTGGAGAAACTTAACACTAGAGGAGTACACACATCGTTGCGAACAAGATGTAAAGATAAATTGGATGCTCTGGCAAGATCTCTTGAAGAAGTATCTTTATCTCTACAACAATAACAAAGCAGAACTAAACAGATTCTTTCGTTATCTTTCTTTTAAGATGGACTGTGCTAAAGAAGCAGAGGTGCAGGGCTGGAGGCTAGATACACGTAAGGCTAACAGTTGTATCTCACAACTCAAGTCATTACAGGAACAGAAGACAGCAGAGCTTATTGACGTTATGCCAATGCGTAAGATTATGTCTGAGAAGTCTAAGCCTAAGGTTATGCACAAGAAAGATGGTTCACTATCATCACATGGTAAGCGTTGGTTAGATCTACTATCTGATAATGATCTGCCTGAGGATTACGATGGTGTTGTATCAGTAGTTAAGGGTGTTGAATCAGCTAACCCTAGCTCATCTGATCAGGTAAAGTCTTGGCTATTCTCTCTTGGTTGGGAGCCTTGCTATCATAAGTTTGATGGTGACAGAGGTATACCACAGGTCAGAAAGGATGGTGAGCTTACACCTTCTGTGTTACTACTTGCAGAGAAAGAACCAGTGGTTAAAGTTCTTGAGGGTCTAACTGTAATACAACACAGGCTTGGTATTCTTGAAGGCTTTGTAGAATGTGAGCGTGATGGTTATGTTAAGGCAGAGATTAGTGGTCTTACCAATACACTACGCTTCAAACATAATAAGCCATTAGTTAACTTGCCAGGTGTAGATAAGCCTTGGGGTAAAGAGATACGTGGTTGTCTCGTAGCACCTGAGGATCATGTACTGTGTGGTGCTGATATGACATCACTTGAAGATACCTGCAAGCGTCACTACATGTACAACTATGATCCAGATTATGTTGCAGAAATGTCACGTTCAGGATTTGATCCACATTTGGACTTGGCATTACATGCTGGGTATGCTAGTCAATCAGACATAGACAAGTATAACAGAGGTGATATGCCAGAGCTAAAAGAATTACGTAAGAACTTTAAGGTAGTAAACTACTCTGCTACCTATGGCATTGGTGCTAGTAAGTTATCAAGAGAAACAGGTATGTCTCAGACAGATGCACAAACACTATTAGATGCATACTGGGATCGTAACTGGTCAGTCAAACAGTTTGCAGAAGATCAGAAGATTAGACATATAGGTGGTGATATGTGGGTACAGAATCCTGTTAGTAAGTTCTGGCACAGTCTAAGATATGAGAAGGATGCTTTCTCTACTATCAACCAGAGCACAGGTGCATACTGCTTTGACAAATGGGTTGCCTACTATCGTGGTGCTAGACCCAATATCGTAGGTCAGTTTCATGATGAATCAATTAACGTACTTAGAAAAGGAGAGGAGAATATACATACAAATTATCTTCAGTCAGCTATTGACAAACTAAACAAAGATCTTAAATTAAATGTTACATTAGGTATTGACATACAATACGGTAACGACTACAGTGAAATACATTAAAGGAGAACTACATGGCTAAACCAAGAAAAGTAACAGTAAACGGAATCGCAGAGTGGGCAAAGGTATTCCCAGAGAATCGTGACATGGAGGGTTACGGTGGTAAATACCAACAGTGGAATGGTTGTTGTACTATTGATCTGATCTTAGATGATGAGAATATAGATAAGCTAACCTCTGCTGGTTGTAGCAAGAAGCCTAAGCCTGATGATCAAGGCAGAGGTAAGCGAGTAAAATTTGAGCGTAGGTATGATACTGGTAATGACTGGTCATCAGGTCCACCAGTTGTTACAAAATTAGATGGCACACCTTGGTCACTACAAGATGATGGTCTAATTGGTAACGGTTCTATGGTTGAAGTAGATGTAACTATCTATGATACCCAATACGATATATCAGGTCAACGCTTAGATAGGGTGATGATAACAGATCATGTTCAATACAACATCACCCCACAGGCCACACAGAAGCCTGAATTAAAAACAGTTTCATCCAACGAGGAAGCAATACTGTTTTAAACTACAGGGGGTGGGGTTTATGAACTCCTTTCCCTACCCCCATTTTATTTAGGAGCCGATATGAAAAAAATAGACACACTAGTGGATGATATGTACTCTGTTATAGAAGGCAAGGGTTTTTCATCTACTATCTTAGCTAAAGATATGGGAGATAATATTGCTAAGTTATCTATCCAAAGATTCTCAGAACCACCTAAGCCAAGAAGTTATCTTGGGTTGTCTGCTTTAGGTACACCCTGTGAGCGCAAGCTATGGTTTAAGGTTAACTGTAAAGACAAAGGAGAACCACTACGTGCTAACACACTGTTTAAGTTTTTCTATGGTGATGTTATAGAAGAACTGGCACTAATGTTAGCAAAACAAACTGACCATAAAGTTACTGGAGAACAGACTAGGTTAGATGTACATGGTATCAAGGGTCACAGAGATGCAGTAATTGATGGCATGACTGTTGATGTTAAGTCCTGTAGTCCATACGCATTTAAGAAGTTTAAAGAAGGAACCCTAAGAGAAGATGATCCTTTCGGTTATATCTCACAGTTGTCCTCGTATGTTTACGCAGCAAAGGATGACTCATTAGTTAAAGATAAAACTCATGGTGCATTCCTTGCGATAGATAAAGTTAACGGACATATTTGTTTAGATGTACATGATTTCACAGAGGAGTTAGAAAACAAAGAGAAAGAAGTTGAACATATTAAATCTATGGTTAAGGGTAAGATACCTGAAGATAGAATACCTCCTGTGCCTCAAAGCAAAACCAGTCCCAACATGAAGTTATCTATGCAGTGTAGCTACTGTGACTTTAAGAAAAGGTGTTGGCCTAATCTAAGATCGTTTGCTTATAAGACTGGTCCAATATTCTTAACTCACGTAGAGTATGAACCTAATGTGCCAGAGATAAAAGATGTCTCGTAGTAGTAAAGCTAAAGGCAGGCTTGGTCAGAATGAGATAAGGGATAAGTTGTTAGAAACATTCCCTGAGTTTGAACCAGATGATATTAAAGGTTGTATAATGGGAGATAACGGAGAAGATATACAGTTCTCACCTACAGCTAGAAAGAAGTTACCATTATCAATAGAAGTAAAGAGGAGAAAATCAGGACTACAAACGGCATACAACTATATGGAACAAGCGTCCTCCCATAATAAGGGTGAGCCAGTTGTGTGTTACAGATCAGATCGTAAACCTTGGATAGTGATGGTAGGACTAGATCACTATGCTCAACTACTAAGGAGTTGGAATGACAATAAAAGTATGGGGAATACTAGAAGGCCCAGTAAACGTAAATGAAATATTTGAAGATGATGAAGACTTAGATGACTTACTTTCTATGGATGTACCTGATGATTCATCATGGTTCATGGTTTGTAAGACAGAGATAGATGGTAAAATACAACCCGCTAACTTTTGGTTTGAGAGTATGAATGATGCCTATGAGTGGCAGAAGCATTTTGCTAGGTCTATTGAACCTTTAATAGTTGATGACAAATATAAGGAATATATGACATGAAAACTGCAGTAGTATTTACTTGCGCTCATGCTGATCCATCAGTACCTAATGACAGGTTTGACTGGCTAAGTGAATTCATCTATGATGTTAGACCTGACTACGTGGTTGACTTAGGTGATGGTGCAGATTTAAAATCACTAAACAGTTATGACACAAGATACCCTAAAGCTATTGTAGCTCAGAACTATGAGGCAGATATACAGTGTTACAACGATGCACAGGAAAGACTGAGACGTAAGTTTAGAGTAATGAAAAAGAAACGTCCTGCTTTTTTTGGGCTAGAGGGTAATCACGAGAACAGGATTAAGAAAGCTATAGCTAATGACCCAAGGTTAGAGGGTAGTAAATATGGCATATCTTTTAGTCATCTACAAACGGATGTATGGTTTGATGAATACCACGAATATAATAACTCAGCCCCCGCCATCGCTGATTACGATGGTATTTCATATGCTCATTACATTGCTAGTGGTAATTATGGTACAGCTATGTCTGGTCTACATCATGCTTATGGGATTATCCAAAAGCGTCACAATTCTACTACTGTTGGTCACAGTCACAAGCGTAGCATGTTTTTTAAAGATGATGCACACCCTCATCCGACTATCGGCTTGGTCGCAGGTTGCTTCAAGGGGGCGAAAGAAGGCTGGGCAGGTCAGGCAAACTTGGAATGGTGGAAGGGCGTCATTGTTAAAAGAAATATCCGAGACGGGTATTATGAACCAGAGTTTGTCTCGTTGGAAAGATTACGAGATGTCTATGGCAAGTGATGAACTTGTAAAAAATCTAAGGTGTAAAGAGGGAACACTTGACTAATGATTAAAAAAGAGTATAACTTAGGTTTTCCCTATGAAGTAACTCTAACTATTCTTGTAGATAGAGATTCAAATTTCCTAGAAATATCTGGGGATAACTGTCATGTCATAAAAGAGTTAATAGAAGATGCTCTTTATGACATTGACGATATAACAGTAAACAAATGTGAGGTAATACAACATGACTAAATTAACTATTGATGATATTGAATATGACACTTCTGATTTTTCAGAGGATCAAAACACTTGGGTGATGGAGTTACAATACAACACCAATGTCCAACAACAATTAAACTATCAACTCAGTTCTGTGAAAACAAGGGGAGAGATAATTGTTAACCGTCTCAAAGGATCTCTTGTTGAGGAGAATGATAGTGCTGACTCCTGAGGAGATAGAAAACTGGGATAAAGAAAACTTACCAATGGTAGATAGCAGAACAGGGAAAGCTATGAATAATTATTTGCCTACAGAATATCAAGCCTTCATACATAAATCAAGATATGCACGTTGGCTTGAGAAACCTAAGCGAAGAGAAGAATGGTCTGAGACAATTGAGAGGTATATGGATAATGTCATCAGACCAGTAATAGGTGATGATAGTTACGTTAATCAAATACGGGATGCTATGCTTGGACTAGAAGTCTGCCCTAGTATGAGAGCATTGATGACTGCAGGTCCAGCCTTAGCTCGTGATAATACAGCAGGTTATAACTGTAGCTATCTACCAGTGGATGATCTTAAATCCTTTGATGAGGCTATGTTCATCCTCTTGTGTGGTACTGGCGTTGGGTTCTCCGTCGAGAGACAGTTCATCAGTAAACTCCCTGAAGTACCAGACCTCTTCGATAGTGAAACTACCATCGTCGTTAGAGACAGTAAAGAAGGTTGGGCAAAGGCTTTCAGACAATTGATAGCACTCCTATATAGCGGAGAGATACCTAAGTGGGATACCTCTCGTGTACGTCCTTCAGGATCTAGACTAAAGACTTTTGGTGGTAGAGCCTCTGGTCCTGGCCCCTTGGTGGATCTGTTTAACTTTACCATACACACATTTAAAGAGGCACAGGGTTACAAACTATCAAGTATACAGTGTCACGATATCATGTGTAAGATTGGTGAGGTTATTGTTATGGGAGGTGTACGAAGATCAGCAATGATTAGTCTATCTAACTTGTCTGATGATCGTATGCGTCATGCTAAGTCTGGTGCATGGTGGGAGAATGATTCACATAGAGCACTAGCTAATAACTCTGTAGCCTATACAGAGAAGCCAGACGCTGTTTCATTTATGCGTGAGTGGACTGATCTGGTAGAATCAGGGAGTGGAGAACGTGGTATATTCAATCGTGAAGCAGCTAAGAAACAGGCTGGTAAATATGGTAGGCGTGATTCTGACTGGGACTTTGGGACTAATCCGTGTTCTGAGATTATACTTAGGCCGTATCAGTTCTGTAATCTTACGGAAGTTGTTGTACGTGCTACAGACACTGTGGAAGATCTTGAACGAAAAGTCCGTCTGGCAACAATTCTGGGAACAGTGCAATCCACCTACACCAAGTTCCCATACCTGCGAAAAGTGTGGCAACGCAATACAGAAGAAGAACGACTGTTGGGTGTGTCACTCACAGGGATAATGGATAATAGATTACTAACAAGTAAGAACAAAGGATTGGATAAGACACTTGAACATTTACGTAAAGTTGCTGTTGATGTTAATGCTATGTGGGCTAATCGCTTGGGTATTCCCCAGTCAACCTCTATCACCTGTGTCAAACCAAGTGGTACAGTCTCACAACTTGTTGACAGTGCCTCTGGGATACACCCACGTTATGCAAATTATTACATTAGAACCGTTAGGGGAGATAACAAAGATCCACTTACCACCTTCATGAAAGATCAGGGTATACCTAGTGAGCCTGATGTAATGAAGCCTGATGTGACAACTGTATTTAGTTTTCCAATCAAAGCCCCTGATGGCGCAATAGTTACTTCTGATCTGTCAGCTATTGAACAATTAGAAACTTGGCTTATATATCAAAGGCATTGGTGTGAGCATAAGCCTAGTATCACAGTCAATGTAAAACCTGATGAGTGGTTTGAGGTAGGTGCATTTGTGCATAAACATTTTGATGAGATGTCTGGTGTATCTTTCTTACCTTACCATGAGCATACTTATCAGCAAGCACCTTATCAAGAGATCGGTCCAAAAGAATATAAAGAATTAGAAAGTTTAATGCCAAAGTCTATTGACTGGTCTAAACTTTCAGAGTATGAAGAGGAGGATACAACAAAGTCTAGTCAGACATTAGCGTGTACTGGCGATGTTTGTGAAGTAGTAGATATAGGAGCATAGATGTCAGAGTATAATCCAATAAACAAACCTGTACATTACACGATTGGTGAGGGTATTGAATGTATTGATTACATAAAACAAACGCTAGGGTTGGAAGGTTTCAAAGCCTTCTGCCATGGCAACCTAATTAAGTATCAACACCGTCACACTTACAAAGGCAACCCTGTAGAAGATATGGAGAAGGCACAATGGTATCTAGAAAAAATGATAGAAACAATGAAAGAAATCAAAAAGTAACTCCTTTTCAACAGGGAGAACTTAGCTTCAAGGAGGGCAGACTAAACAATCCTTATCATAATAGATATAAGTTTTGGCAACATAGGGATTGGGAGCTTGGTTTTAATCGGGCTTACTTTAAGAACCTAGAGAAAGTAAAACAGAATGAAAAAATTAACGAAGTTAGAGCAGGAGGCTAAGGCTTATCAAGAACTAAATAAGAAACAACTATCGCAGAGAGCAATTACTTTAAATGCACGTAGGTATTTTGCTGGTCAAGCGATGGTTGTTCTTATGAGTAATGTTAATATGAGTATGGCAGAGGTAAGAAAAGAAGCATACAAGTGGGCAGACTATATGCTAGAGAATCACTGAGTATTTTTACCCCTCATGATTTGATTATCTTTTAGTTTATCAAGGCTGTCTTTTATTTTAAGGTAGTCTTGTAAAACTATTAACTCTGCCCTACTCATCTGATCTAAATCTTTTTCTAATTCTAATTCTTCCCTAGCTTCGTCTATTTTATTTCTACTATGATTATCTGCTATATTATACATTTGCGCTACAACATCATCTGCATCATTGAATTGCATACTAATAAATGCTTTAGATGAT